TCCAGTGCGCCGCATGGCAGGCCGCGCAAGCGGAAGATTTCATGAAGTTCATCAAGGCAAACGGGGATAATTTCGAGCTGTCAGTCAAAGGCCCAGGACTGATTGCCCACATAATCAAAACAGGGTCAGAAATGAGGAAAGAATAATGGCTGCTGGTGCATGGACATTTTACAATCTTGCCAAATCCGCATTGATGGATGGCTCTGTCGATCTTGATACCCATGCTTTCAAGCTGGCCCTCTTTACGTCTGCCTCCAATGCGGCAACAGCTACACTCAAGTTCCGCGGTAGTCTCACGAACGAGATTGCCGCTGCCGGTGGTTACGCTGCTGGTGGTCGCTCGATCACCTCGGTAACGTGGACGACCGGAGCATCTGCTTCCGAGTATCGCTTCGACTCGACGGCTCTTATCTTCACCGCCTCCGGTGCCAACCTGTCGGCCATCAAGTTCGCCGTATTGTACGACGCCAACGGTGCGTCTGCCGGTGCGCAGAACCTTGTCTGTTACTCTCAGCTATCGACCGCCCAGTTCTCCGTTACATCCGGCAATACGCTGACGATTACCCCATCTGCCAATGGTTATTTTGAATTGAACTAACCAATGGCCGGAAACAATAGGATCTTCGGCCATGCGCTACTATATTTGCCCAATCGTCGGAACTGGAGTTGATGGCGACCCTTACCGCGCCAAGATAAGCCAGTACCCGCACCGCAGCACTTCCGCTGCAATCTTGTCCCTCGGGAATGGTGCGCCCTCAAAGACCTGGGCGATTGTGCGTGTCGAGGCAGATGACTGGACGGCCATTGATGCAGACGGCCAGTGTATCGACATCTTCGACAAGTTGACCGACCTGACCGGGGACGACAAGTTGCTTGTGCTGGAAGATTTGAAAACACGGTTGTTCTCCGATCTTCCGCCGCCAGCAAGGAACCGAATTACCAATACCCTTAACCAGAACGGTATCGACACATCCAGCATAGGGTCAACGACGACGCTCTATGATGTTTTGATGCTTGTGTTCAGGGATCAGGAGCCAGTCGGTCGAATAGAGGCCATGTAGGATGGCCGCAAGTGATACCTTCACCGGCTCAGATACAACGGTAATCAGTTCCCGTACCAGTGATTCCGGTCACAACTGGACGCGGCACTCGTCATCTCCAGCCGCGAACCTGACGATTGTTAGCAACACTTGTCGGGACGCGACGGGAAATAATCCGTACTACTACATCGACTGGACTCCGGCATCGGCTGAGTACGATGTTCAGGCGACCATCTATGCGCCGTCGAACGATTCGATGGCTATCGCTGGCCGCATGGATACCAGCACACGCACGTATTACTACACCTATTATCAGGGTGGTGGTACTCAGTGGCGTTTGCTCAAGTATGTATCGGGTTCTCAGACAGAGCTTTCAACTTATTCTGGTGACGCGCCGAGTACGGCAAGAACCGTAAAGCTCGAAATACGGGACGCCGCGAAGAAAGTGTTTATCGGCGGCGTCGAGAGAATCAGTAGCGCTGACAATGCCATTACTGCCGCCGGGTATTCCGGCGTTATCGGTGACGGTTATGCGGCAGGCGCATACGCCGATGACTTCACTACCGCCGACACAAGTTCCGGCACAGACATAACCCCTTCGCAGGGCAATCTTGCCCTTAGCACTACTGCGCCGACTGTAACGGTCCCGCCGCAGATCGGTACGCCAACGGTCGGGACGCTTGCTTATTCAACGTCAGGTGGAACATCGGTAGCGCCGAGTTACCCGTCCGGTATATCCGCAGACGATACGCTTGTCCTGATCGTAGGCCAGAAGCCTTCTAGTGCGAATGGTGGAACCTGTACCACGCCAGCCAACTGGACGCTGCAAGCGCAGAGGACCGGGGCGACAGATGGCAATACGGGCGGATACAGCACGACATTAGGAGCGGATACTGGCAACACCAATATCTACCTCTATACCAAGGATTCGGTAACAGGTTCGGAGACAGGCACACTCTCCGTCACGGTCGGAACCAACAACGTATGTTGGGGCGCGATTGTCCTGATCCCAAAGACCGGGACGGCATCATGGAGTTACGCCGCCGATACCGGGAAGGATACGACAGGCGGTAATGTAAGCATCGCATCTAGCGGCACGATGGACGTGACCGCAATGGACATGATGTTGGGCGCGATGGTCATCCCGACCGACGTAACGACGCCAACCCAGTTCAGCGCAGAGGCGATGACCCAGACGAGCACCACGTTTGGGACGATGGGGGAACTGGCAGAGCCGGACAGCACGACCGGCAACGATATTGGCGGGTTCATCTTCTACCGGCCAGTTACTGCCGGTGGCAATACCGCGACCGTCACAATGTCTGCCACGGCTGGTGGAACGACCACAAACGTCCGTGGCCCCGGTGTCATATTCCGGGCGAGGCTGTTGTCTAGTTACAGTATATCTCCTTCACAGGGGAATCTTGCCCTAAGCGGCACATCCCCAACTGTAAGTAGGACAACAAACGCCGATATAACCCCGTCGCAGGGGAATCTTGCTTTAAGTGGTACTGCCCCGACAGTCTCCCAGGGCATATATAGGGACGTACCGCAGGGCAATCTGGTTATCACCACGACCGTTCCAACGGTTGACCGGACTGCCAATATAAGCCTCACTCCGTCGCAAGGCAATCTTGCGCTGAGTGGAACGGCCCCGACGGTAGACCGGACGGCGCACCAGTGGGTGTACCCGGCGCAGGCTAATCTAAGTCTCTCGACGTTCGCGCCAGAGATACAAGCCGGTGGAAATATAGGCAAGTCGCCCGCTGCGGCTGACCTGACCCTGAGTGCCACGGCACCGACAGCATCGGTCACGGCAAGTTATAGCATTATCCCTGACTCTGCCAATATCGTCATAAGTACCACCGCACCTGATGTGACGACTAGCGGAGAGGTATCAGTAACCGCTACGACAAGGGCGGGTGGTGGGCCAGCCAGGGTAAGGCGCAGGGTCATCATCGAGGGGAATCATTACCTCGTTGATAAGCAGGAAGAAGCCCACCTACTCAAGTCCTACATAGAGGTCATTGAGTCAGAGAAGAAGGAAGTCCAGAAAGAACTGGTACAGGCCCGCAAGATCAACAAGGCCATCCAGCAGGAAAAGCCCACCCCCTATGAGTCTCTTGGGGATGTGTCTAGGATAGACCTTTCTCCAATCATTCGGGAGATAAAGGTACTAGAGAAGAAAAGGAAGGACGCACTCAGGCAATACGAAAAGCTCAAGGCCGAGCTTGAGGATGAGGAAGATGCAATCACCCTGCTACTGTCAATGGGGCTATAATGAAAATCTACCAGTTTTCGCTTGATGAGGATGGTCTGGACCAGCTTGTGGAGAACATTATCAGCACCTACGAGTTGCATTTGGGAACGGCACAATCCGCCCAAGACGCTTTGGAGATGACCCAAGACGCCACGATTGCCTCCATCATGGAAGTTGCCGAAGAAGCAAAGATGGAAACCGAGATAATGAACGCAATGATTAACTCAGAAGGCGAGACGAAGCACTAATGGACATTATGCAACTGTTGAAGATGCTCGGGTTCCCCGGCCAGGCCAGAGCGCCGAACACGATTGATCTAAGAAACCAGTGGGCACGCTATGCCGCAGAGGCGCAGATGAACGGCCAAGCCCCGGTGCCTTTCGAGCAATGGGCCGCCCAGAATCACCCGACGGCCCAGATCCTCAACCAAGGCGGGTTGCTTAATAATCCCAGATAGCCGCAATGATGGCGACGGTGACGAACGCCGCCGCCCATGTGGGCATATACATCCACGCCAAGATGATGAATATAACCGTCATCATTTGTATCAGTCGTCCTCATCGTTTCGGTATTGGTTATGGCAAGCGTGACCAAAGGCAACGGCCACGATAAACCCGATCAGGGTCCACCACGCAATGAAGTGCAGAATCTCTGTCATGGTCTAGTTTCCTGATAGTGCCCCGTCTGTAATGCGGGGATATGGTCATTGTAGGAAATTGGTAGCACACGGCAATAACTATTCATTCCACAATACGGAAAGCATCGCACATGAAGAAGATGAAGGGAAAGGGCCGTAAAGGCAAGAAGTGCTAGGGTAAACAATACCTTACTAATTGAGTCAAAAAATGGGCGCACCAATAGGAAACCAGAACGCAAAGAAGGCCAGAATAAGCACAGAAGCACTTAAGCTGGAGCTTGCCCACGACCGTGAGGCATTGCGTGAGATGTGGCTTGCCCAGATAAAGAAGGCCAAGGACGGGGATCTGGCCTCATTCAAGGAGATTAACGACAGGCTGGAGGGCAAGCCCGCACAGGCCATTATCGGCGGGGATGAGGACGACGCCCCCATCTCCATCCAAGATTGAATGGCAATTCCCGGAGAAGGCCGGGATATTGTTCAACCCGTCCCGGTTCAAGGTGCTGTACGGTGGGCGAGACTCGGCCAAATCCTGGTCAATCGCCAGAGCCTTATTGCTGGAAGGCGCAGAGCGCCCCCTTGCGGTAGGATGCTTTCGTGAGGTGCAGAAATCGATCAAGGACTCTGTATATCAACTCCTATCCAATCAGATCGAGGAACTTGGCCTATCCGGGTTCTACAAGGTTCTACGGGATGAGATACGAGCGCCTAATGGCACGTTCTTCCGGTTTGCCGGGCTATCGTCGCAGACCCGGGATTCGATCAAGTCATTCGAGGGCCTGGATAGGGCGTGGGTAGAGGAAGCCCAGACCGTAAGCAAGCGGTCATGGGATATCCTTGAGCCAACCATCCGCGCCCCTGGCTCGGAAATATGGGTAAGTTTCAACCCGGACATGGAAACGGACGAAACCTATCAGCGTTTTATCGTGAACCCATCCCCGGAGGTTGTCTCCAGCTTCATGAACTGGGACGACAACCCCTGGCGGTCCAAGGTGCTGGATGCCGCAAGGGAGCGGATGAAGGAAACCGCCCCTGATGACTACGAGCACATCTATATGGGCAAGTGCCGCCCTGCGATGGAAGGGGCCATCTACTACTCCGAGGTGTCCGCTCTCAGGCAGTCTGGAAGGCTCTGTAATGCCCCATACGACCCGATGTTGAAGGTACATGTGGTGGTGGACTTGGGGTTCAATGATTTCATGTCCCTGATCCTCGTACAGCGTTTGGCGTCGGAGATAAGGGTC